ACACAAATCAATGTCGACCAGTTAATTTCTTATGCATATCGTGATGCTGGTAAAACAGCAGAAGAAATCACGCCCGAGTATATTGATACAGCTAAGCAAGCGTTGTTTTACAACTTGCAAAACTTATCAAACTTGGGCGTTAATCTTTGGTTGTTGGAAGAGTATGTGGTTGGTGCGCAAACCAATGCGCAGTGGATTACATTACCCCCAACCACGATTGATGTGCGTGAGGCTAACTGGGTTTACATTGTCAACCCATCTATTTCCGCTGCATTGCCAACTGACAACGTCAACTCGCCCGCTTTGTTTGATCAAACAAACAACGCTAACTTAAACCTATATGCCACATCAACCTTAGCTGAAAACTATTTTGGTGCGGCTTACGGACAACAAACCCGCATCTTTTATGTGGGCTTTAACGCTTACTCCCCAAACACTTCAACAACATACAACTTGGATTTGCAAGTTAGTAATGATGGTGTTAATTGGACTACTTGGCAATCATTCCCATCTACAACCTTAAATGATTTTGGTTGGGCATATTTCCAAGTTCAAGCAACTCAGCAGTTTTACTACTATCGTTTAAAAAACCGTAGTACAACTAGCACGTTCTCACTACGCGCAATTCAATTTGCACAATCTCAGCAAGTTATTCCATTAGCTCGTCTAAACCGCGATGACTATTGGAACTTGCCAAACAAACAGTTCCCAAGCCAACGCTCCTTGCAATATTGGTATGACCGCACTATTGATCCATCAATGTATTTGTGGCCTGTACCAAACAATAACTACCAAGTATTTGAGTTGGTAATTGAAAAGCAAATGCAAGACGTTGGTTCGTTGACTAACGAAATCTATGTGCCAGACCGCTGGATCAACTGTGTACAAAAACAGTTGTCCCACAGCATGGCATTACAGTTGCCCGGTGTAGAGTTGGCTCGCATTCAATATTTAGAAGGTCAAGCTGAAAAAGCGTTTATGGCTGCTAATAACGAAGAGCGTGATAAGTCACCAATCTACTTCCAACCTAACATCAGTTACTACACAAGGTAAGCCATGTCAGTTATTATGACCTACGACAGTTTGGTACTGAACATTCAGCAGTACATGGAGCGTGATGACGCTGACTTTATCGCACAGATTCCTAATTTAATTGCTTTGGCAGAATCATCAATCGCTGCTGAGTTAAAAACTTACTTACAGTTAATTGTTGTAGAGACCAGTTTAGCAACTAACCAGACTATTTTAAACAAACCGTCTCGTTGGCGCAAAACCGTTTCTATGAAAGTTAACGGTCAGCCTATTTTATTGCGCAGTCAAGATTATGTGTCGCAGTATCTATCAGAATCATCTACTGGTCAGCCGCTTTATTATGCTGATTATGATTATAGCAATTGGAACTTTGCTCCAGCACCAAATACACCTTACCCAGTAGAGATTATTTACTTTGCTGAAATTCAGCCTTTAGATGCGTCTAACCAGCAAAACTTATGGACGCAAATTGCACCGCAAGCTATGTTATACGGCGCTTTAGTACAAGCTCAAGGCTATTTAAAAGCGTTGGACAAATTGCCTGTTTGGAAATCATACTACAACGACGCCATTGAAGCCCTTAAAAAAGAAGACAACACCCGTCGTGTGGATCGCAACACGAATGTACAGGAACCCTAATAAATGACTACCCCAGTTTATACATCGCCCTTTACAGGTACTGTTGTTACCCCAACACAGGTATCATACTATGCCCTATCATTTGGATCATCTACACCTCTCTATTGGCCCGCTATTGTTAATCAAGGGGTTGGCCAAATCCCTGCAGCCCGTATTATTGACTGTGTTTGCACTACTGCTAACGCTAATGCTGCTATTATTTCTTTACCGGAAGCTGATCAAGGAACATTGGGCGCGGACATTTTGTTCCGCAATTTGGGATCAAATGCGTTCACAATTACAGATTACACGGGCGCAAATTCTGTTAGCGTACCCGTTAATAGTGCTAAGTATTTCTATCTTACTAATAATAATTCTGCTGGCGGCATTTGGGGCAACGTAACTTTTGGTGCCGGTACATCATTTGCTGATGCAGCCACTTTGGCTGGCGCGGGGCTATCTACATCAAACGGCCAGTTAGTAACTAGCCAAAACACTATTGACGTTACTTCTTCTCCTACCATTAACAACGCCAGCCGCGCTGCTACCTTTGTGTGGAACGGCGGAGCCGGTACGTTTACCCTACCTTCAGTTACCTCGTTAACTTATGGTTGGTACATTGGTTTTAGAAACAACGGTACGGGTTCATTAACAATCAACCCAATATCCCCAAGTACCATTAACGGAAACACTACAATTGTTACCAATCCGGGTGACTCTGGATTTATTTTCTATGACTCAACTGTTGGTGGCTTTGTTACCGTTGGTTGGGTCGCGCCATCCGCTGTTACATTTAACTCTGCCACATACGACGTAGATACTATTGTTGGCAATACATTAAATTTAACATCATACGCGCCAATTATTCAAACGTATATTGCGCAGTCAGGTACACGAACTCAAACACTGGCTGTTACTTTGCCAGCTATTACACAGATTTATATTTTGGTTAATAACACTAACCAAACTAATTATAATATTACGTTCCAAAATACAGGTAGCTCACAGCCCCCTTTGGTTTTGCCCGCAGGTAATATTTTTACAGTATTAAGTGATGGTTTAAATCTTTATACTTTAACAGCATCATCAACAAACTTGTTCTACGCAGCTAATGGCTCACAGTCTTTACCGGCGTTTTCATTTACAAACGATACTACCACCGGTATGTATCTGAATGGTACAGGCGTATTGGGATTGACTGCTAACGGAAACGAAATTATTAATATGGACGGATCTAACCCCTCCGTACCAGCGGTCAACGTACTGGCTTCTCTTAACGCTAAGTCAATCAGCGGCGGGACGTTCTAAATGGCAGCTGATAATATTCAGCAAGATAACTCGCAGTTCACTAAGATTTACACTCTTAGAATTCCAGCGGGTATCAAGCGAGACGGAACTTATTTTGAAACCGACGAGTATACCGATGGTGTATGGTGTCGTTTTCAACGTGGTGTACCAAAGAAAATGGGCGGCTTTCGTTCTATTTTTAATAGCCTTGTCGGCATTTACCGTGGCATGGTTGCACAGCCATATAACGGCGTAAACTATATCTTTGCTGGTAATTATAAAGAACTTGACGCATTTACAACCGGCACTACATTTGCAACTGGTAGCGGTCCTTTTGTAGTTACTATTTTGCCCGGTACGGCGTTTGCAAACATTTCTAATGTCAACACGATATCGTCAACTTTTGTTGTTAGTGGCAACGCGGTATCGTCATTTCCAAACACTAGCAAAGTAATCTTTAACCAAAGTAATGCAATTTATTTTACAGTATCTAATGCGGTTTACTCATCTAATACAACTACCGTTACGGTATCTGGCAATACTATTTCTGGATCGCCTAACACGGTTTACTTTGCTAGTAATGCAGTATTTACCGCAGATGCTGCTGCTGGCCCGTATTTAAACAATTGGCAATTTGATTCACAATTTAGTCCATTAGGAAATCAATTAGCTGTGTTTGCTCACCCAGCTAAAAATTTAACTAACATTGATAGCGGTGTGGTATCGCAAGTTTTAGTTGGCAATATTACGCCAGCAAACAATTCAGCATGGACGTTTAGTGGACTATCTGATAGTCAAGGGCAAAATCCAACTTACAAACCCATTAGTGTTGATGGAGGTGTTTGTGTTCTATATCCTTTTATTTTCGTGTATGGCTCTCATGGGTTTATCGCTAACAATAATGTTAATGGTACTTATGGCTTACAAAGTTTTTATGATTGGAATGGACCACTAGCTAACCAAGTTAACGTAAGTAGTTCTAAGATTGTCAAGGGACTACCAATGCGTGGTGGTACTAATGCGCCATCCGGTTTGTTTTGGGCAACTGATAGTCTAATTCGTGTTACGTTTAATCCGGCGGGTACAGGCTCTACAGCAGTTCCTTCTACTTACTGGAATTACGATATTATTTCCAGCCAAATTTCAATCATGTCATCTAATGCTGTAGTTGAGATGGACGGTGTTTATTGGTGGATGGGCATTGATAGATTTTATCTATATAATGGCCAAGTCTCGGTAGTCCCTAATGATAAAAATGTAAATTACCTTTTCGACAACATCAACTACGAACAACGTCAAAAAGTGTGGGCAACCAAAGTGCCTCGCTATAATGAAATTTGGTTCTTTTATCCCCGTGGCACCGCTACAGAGTGTACCGATGCAATTATCTATAATGTTAAAGATAAGATTTGGTATGACGCTGGTCAAGCAGTAGGTGCTCAACGTTCTTGCGGATATACCACAGAGCTATTCCCGCTACCTATTTGGATTGATTGGAACTATAGTCCAATTTTAGGACAACCTACTAAAGTAATTAATCATCCAGCTAGTTTGGCGGCTCCTGCAAATAACCAGTTTTAT